GGACAAAAGCACCAGTAATCCAAGATTTACCAACACCTCTAAAGGCTTGGATCTGTAATCTTTTTGGTCCATTTTGTAAGTAATCAGCTATGGAATATTGGGCTCTTGTAGGGGACGGAAGATCTAACTGTTCCCACAAAGCTTGTAGGAATAGTTTAAAATCATCTTTTAGGGCGGTTACAACATCTGTCATGCATATTCTTTTCTAGGGCCAGGCTTTTTATATTTTTTAGGAGTACCGTGTGGCCAATCTGGTTCCCAATAGAAACCACCAGCTGGATGCCTATTTTTCTTTTTCTTCTTACCTAAAAGATTGATTTTAAGAACGTTGCGTTTTTTATTCATGCTGTGTGAGTTTTCTTGTTAGATTTTTTCTTAACTTTCCAACGATCACCAAGACCCCACATATGTTTCATTTCAGGATCTTTTTTAATAGCTTCAATAGTAGCATCCATTGCTGGATCACCACCTTTATAGTCGGTGTCGATACCATACTTTTTTAAGTCTTTACGAGAACCTGCTATTTTTATATTCTTCGCTGGAGGCGAAGCTTTCATTTTGTTGTTTCTAGGATTTTTCATTTATTTTTAATTTTACGTGTTGGTCCATAACCATAACGTTTTTTATCACCAGTCATTTTTAAAAGTCTTTGATTAATAGATTCTTCAGTTTTAATTGGAACAATCTTATTAGCATCGGCAATTAATAAAAGCTCTCTTCTTTTCTTTTTCTTTTTATTTAATTTAGCCATAGTTAATTATGCTTTTATTTTTAAATTATCTCTTTTTAATGCTTTTTTAAATAAAGGTTTGTACCAAATTTGCATATTTTGATCCCATTTATATCCTTTTTTATAAGCATTAGGTTGGAGATCAGGGTTTAATCGATCACTATAAGATCCAGTATAGTTACCCATAATTATTGAAAAGGTGAAGGTTTTTTCATTTCTTTTTATTTCTTCTAATGTAAAGCTGATCTTTTAAAGCTTGTGTTTTAGCTCTTTCATCAGATGCTGTTTTACCTAGATTTTTTGCAGATTTTGTCAGTGCTTCACCAGCGTCTTTCCATTGTTGTCCAGTTATCTTTCTTTTAGGTTTATCTTTCTTTTTAGATTTCGTAACTGGAGGTGTAGGTTTAGTTGGTGCTGGTTTTTTCTTTTTCTTTTTACTTAATGATCTAGCTGAATAAGGTCCAGTTTTATCAAATAGTTTTCCTAAATTACTCATTTTAATTGATGTGGTAAAAGTTCTTCAAGTTCTGGATCAGCAGGTGGTTCACCTTTAGGCCATGGACCTTTACCTGATCTTGCTCTGTCCATTTTATAATCAAAATCTTCTCTTTGGAACTCTATTTCTTTTAGACGCATTTCATCTAAATCAGAAGCCATGCCTCTTTGACCCCATTTTTGGGTATCATGTAAGAACATAGGACTTTGTTTTTGAGCTGCAGCTTCAATAATATCAGCTTCTTTAGTCATAGGAACAGAGCTAGTTTCTAAAAATTCTTTTCTTAATTGAGTTAAATCTGCTGGATTTTTAATAGCTCTTATTTCTTCAAACAACCTTTCCATGTCACTTTTACCATCTGGGGTATAAGTCTTACCTTCAGCTTTTAACTTTTTAAATCTTTTAATAGAACCATCTATACCAAGATTTGATTTCCAATTAGCAATTTCTTCAAGATCATATGAAGTTACCGCACCTGATTTTCGAATTTTTTGCCACTCTGCTTCAGAAAAGGCTTCTTTCCAACCTTTAGGTGGTGCCTTCATTTTAGTTATAGGAGTTTTAGTTCCTAGTGATCCTGAAGCTTCTGGTGTAGTTAGTGGTTCTAGACCTAACGGCTTTGTCCTGCCTTTATGCATCCAATTATGAGGACCACGATGCATCCAAAGGCCAGCACCTCTTCTACTGCCTGCTTCTATGTTAAATTGTCTTCCAAGATTATGTAAATTAATAAGATCAATTACGGTAGCATCACCACTTTCTATTAACTCATCCATCTTTTTAAAGATCTCATATTCAACAGCTTTCATTGATTTATGATGAAATTCTAAACTTTTATCAAGTTGTGCTGAATATAATTCTGGATTTGTTTGTTTTAACTCTTCTGTAAGTGCTCCTGGTCCTCCTCGTTGGTATACAATACCATCATCAGCATCTTTAGCCCAAGGAGTTGCTACACCACTTTTATAACCATCAATTTTATTTTTAAGTGCAGTAGTAGGTTTAGCTTCATATTGATTTAATAAATCTTGAAAAGTTATATAATTCGGTTTATTCTTCGTACCTACATTTAAAAAGGTCTTATTAAGAAATTCTGATCTTCCTCCACCTTCAAACCAATCCAAAGCTTCTTTAGGTACCTCAAGACCAGTGAAATCTTCTACACCTGGAGATAATCCAGGGTGTCTATTACCTACAAATACTTGATTACTTCTAGAAGTTGCACTAGTTTTAGCAGCATTTTGGGTTCTAATTACATGATTATGATAAGCTGGACTAGGCATAATTATACGATTACCCATTAGTCGATGTCCATCAGTTTTCCCTATAGCACCACCAACACCTTCTGCAATAGGTTTAACAGCTTTACCAAATGATCGAGTACCTTTAAAAAGTGAACCAAAGGCTCTTGCTCTTCCCATTACTTCTTCCTCACTTTCAAACGACTTTTACGGTTAGTTGATGGTTTTTGTAATCGACCTTTTGTTTTACTACCTTTATAATGGGCAGCATCAAGACCATCGTGGTTACCTTTTGTACCAAGTTTAGTATTTAAGTTATCAGCATTTCGTCTGATTTCCTTACCCTTCTCCGTCTGCATATAAGCTCGTTGCTGTTTATTGCGTTGAGCTTTTGCTTTAGGGTTCTTTTTATAATAATCAGCGGTTGATTGTTTTGCCATACATTCTCCGTTTAACTAATTCAGGATCTACTTTAGGCATTATACGATTTAACTTATCTAATGGATTCCCATCGTAAGCAACACCACTAATATCATTTGCTTTCAGCCAATCACAGGCTGCTTTTAAGTCTTGAGTAGTAGCCTCGTTAGTTTTAATTCTTTTTAAGAACTCATTAGTAACAAGGCCATGTAACTCATTAAACTGTTTTTCCGTGGCTTTAGCCATTACGCTGTCCTACTTTTCTTTTTCTTTTTATTTTTAGCTAGTGGGAAAGTGCCAGACGGATATTCTTTATCTGAAGGATAACCACCATAGGGTTTATCATAATCTGTATTTCGTTTATCTAATAAACTCCCTGGGCCAGATCCTCCATAAGATCGATCTGAGCCACCCTTATAAAGACTGGCAATCTTAAGCTGATCTTTCCTCTTTTTCTTTTTAGCCATAATTTAGGAAAATAGTTTTTCTTTTACAATTTTAAGTGCTTGATCGTCTAGTTTATTGTCAGTTCTAGCAACATAAGCTTCTAATAGGTCTACTACTAGCTTCTTTACTGAGTCTGACTTCAAGAAGGCGAATAGGATGGGCTTGATTAATAGGATCATTTGTTTAGGGGGTTAAGTTTTTGCCACCATTTCTTAGGTGGTGGAGGTGTTGATGCTGCTAATTTCTTAGCAACTTCTTTTTTAAATGCAGCAATAGGAATTACATCACTACACATACTATATACACGGGAGCCAGGTACTAACATGAATCCCTTTTGTTGTAATTCAGCACATTTCAAAGCTCTGACTAGTTCATAATCTAGAGCCATTTTAGATTCCTGACGTGCTGCTATCCTTCTACACTGTTCTAATCCTCTCTTATCTAAAGGAACCATAAAATTCACTTGGAATCCCCAGTTTTCAGCTACAGTATAGCTTTGCTGGTCCATATTATCATCAAATGGTGTTGTATGATTCCCCATATAGAAGGGACTAAAGGTCATGGTACTGCCATTACAGCTAATATTTGGACCATAAACCTGTCTTGACGGTGCTCCATTATTCTGGAATTGCACCGCTTGGTTTGTTACATTTCCAGTTGCAGCCGCAACGGGGTTGCTTACATTATTTGTCTCATCTTCTGCACGGACTGGTGCTATTGAGAGAAGACTGATAAGGATACCGTAGTAGAAGAAGTGTCGATTTCTCTTTCTATTTCTGTTACTTCCAGTACCTGACTTGCAGCTCTGGTTACTACCTCTAATGAGAAATCTGAACCAGCTGTTGTTATTGTAAATACCGAATCTGAATCTGCGATACCGCCTGATGTAGCGGAGGTATGGGTTATATTGTCCCCACTCCACTTGTTCAATGCTGACCCGTAGGTTGTTATCGTTATCTCCTCCACGATTTCCTGAGTTGTAGTCGTGGTTGAGTTCATACTTCCTTGCGTGAACTGAGGTGTCACGATTTCCGCTCTTGCTACCGTGGGTGATAACAGTAGGAAGAGAAAAAGCCATTTTTTCATTCTTCCTTTTTC